AGTCTGGTCAAGTCACTCCGTTTGGGGCGGAGAGAGCGCAGGTTCGAATCCTGCCACACGGACCAATTCTTCTATCTTAAATTCCCTTGATGTAGTCCAATGTGTATTGGCAAAAGGAATCGTATCTGATAGTTTGTAAAGTAATTGATAAGCGTTTTCTTGGTCCATTACCTTATTTATTTAAGTCATATATACTTTAGTGATTATTAATTTTTTTCCCACTGGTGTAGTGGTAGCATACGAGTCTCCAAAACTCTTGGTTGCGGTTCGATTCCGTAGTGGGATGCCAATCAATAAAGGATTGTATGAGAAAATTCAACGTGCAAGAAGTGATAGATTTTTTATCTAATCAAGGACCAGATACAAAAGTTTATCTTGGTGCTGATTCCGAAAGAATAAAAATTAATGGTGTTTGGTATGCTGATTATGCTTTAGCAGTTGTAGTTCATATTGATGGTTGTCACGGTTGTAAAATTTTTGGATATGTTGAACGTGAATTGGATTATGACCACAAGAAAAGTAAACCTGCTATGCGTTTAATGACCGAAGTCTACAAAGTTTCAGAATTGTTTCAAGAATTGGCTTCAGTTTTGGAAGACTTTCATGTTGAAGTGCATTTAGACCTTAATAAATCAGATTTATATGGTTCTTCTTGTGTTGTACAACAGGCAATTGGATATATAAAAGGTACTTGTAATGTAACTCCAATGGTTAAGCCAGATGCTCCAGCAGCATCATTCTGTGCCGACCGATTGAAAAGAATTCTCACAGAACAAGAATATGCGGGTATGATGTAATGGTAACCTGTGACCTTGCCAAGGTTAATATGCGAGTTCGATTCTCGCTACCCGCTCCATTGTAAAGTCATAAATGTGTCATTGAGGGTACGTATATATAGTTATAGCAGGGTGGTGAAACAGAATCACAGAGGACTCATAATCCTCAGTTCTTGGTGCGATTCCAGGCTCTGCAACCAAATTTAATGCGGGTTTAGTTTAGTGGTAAAACTGAAGTTTTCCAAACTTCTGTCATTGGTTCGATTCCAATATCCCGCTCCAATATACTTATAGGTCTTGTTATGAAAAAAGTAATGTTTATTCTCAAGCGCAGGGAAGACTACAATGCTGTGCTACATCAAAATATAGGTCTTAGCACAGGCCTCTACAACTCAGCATCTTTTATGAATCAGATGTTGCGTAACTCAGGAGTTCATTCTAATTTATACGTTGTTGAAGACAACAATAGAATTGATGCTCTTGTTAGTGCATATAAACCAACCCATGTTATCATTGAAGCGTTGTGGGTTGTTCCATCTAAATTTGCAGTATTACAAAAACTTCATCCTGATGTTAAATGGATTATTCGTTTACATTCAGAGATGCCTTTTATGGCAGGTGAAGGTATGGCAATGGATTGGATTTCAGAGTATTCTTGTTTTAAAAATGTTTACATTGGTGTAAATGCACCACGTATGATGCATGAAGTTGAAACAATTTTGAAAACTAAGCATTCTAAATTATTAGATGAAAAAATAATCTATCTTCCTAATTATTATCCGCAAAATTATGTAAAGAAAGAATTCAATAGAGATAAAGATACAATTGATATTGCATGTTTTGGTGCAGTAAGACCTTTGAAAAATCATCTAGTTCAGGCTGTTGCTGCAATAGATTTTGCAAACAAAATTGGTAAGAAACTAAACTTTCATGTAAACGCTGGTCGTATTGAAATGAAAGGTGATGCAGTTATTAATAATCTTAGAGGTTTGTTTGAACAACTTTCCGATTCTGGTCACCAATTGATTAATCACCAATGGACACCAAGAGAACAATTTTTAGAATTGTGTGCAAACATGGACATTGGTTTACAAGTTTCATTTTCTGAAACATTTAATATTGTTGGTGCAGACTTAATTAGTCAAGGTGTTCCATTGATTGGTAGTAAAGAAATACCTTGGTCTTCTATTTTATACAATGCTGATCCAACAGATAGCAAAGATATTGCAGATAAACTAGAATGTGCTTACTATCATCCAAAAATTAACGTATGGGTCAACCAGCGCTTGTTGACTAAGTACACAAATAACACCAGAAAAATCTGGACTAAATATTTCCTTTAAGGAGTTTCGTATGTCACATCACATGGTAAAAAGACACAAATGGGTTAATGGTATTTTAGAATCATATAGCCACTTCTTTGGTTCATTCGAAGAAGCTAAAAACTTTGCAAACATATCTGATGCTGATACAGCAAAAGTATATGATGAAAATGGTCAGTTGCTACATGAAGTACAACCTAGCACTCAAAATACCTACGCTTAATTATCTAACATATTTTATGTAGATGAGCAATATGCCCATGGCTATTGCCCATAATCCAGCAAAAAACAACAATAGAATTTTTATTGGCAATTCAAGTAAGAAGTCCGAAAAGGACATTGTTTCGACTTCTTCATTCTGATTCTCGTTTGAATTCTTCATCTTGCCTCTTTATTTCTTCTTCCATTTGTTCTAATTCTAACAAACGGATTCGTTTACGTTCTGCTTGATGTTGTTTAATAATTTCTGGTTCTAATTCTGGCCATCTCTGTTTTCTATCATGTGAAATATATGCCATCAATAGAGTCATTGTTATTCCAATAATGAAAATAAAACCTCCATAACTTAACTCTGTCATATACAATCTCATTTTTTGGCGTCTACGTTCAGCTACTTTTGCTTCTTCACGGAGTTTTCTAGTCAACAATACCTTCTGTTGACCACCTATCTCTTTCATCATTTCACTAACATCAGTCCAAAGAGCACCTAATTCTGGAGGACTTTGGAATATCATCATTTCACGCAATTCAGTTGCCATTTGTTCCAATTGTTTTTTCATAATGACTAGTTGCAATGCACGGCGACCTAAACTTTGCTCACCTTCATAAATTTCTTCACGGTTCTTACGTTCTTCTTCTTCAATTACTGCCATGCACTTATTCATGTTGTCAAAGAAGTCACCAAGATAATTTGCCAGTTCTTGGTAGATACCAGCAGTTTCACCTTGTTTTTTGTTTAACTCAATGACACGATTCTTTTCTTCAATGTATGCATTACGTTGAGCAGTAGTGGCAGGTTTATCTTTATGATTATTTGCAAATTGCTCGTCAAGATCCTTCAGGACAGATTTAACATCTCCTGCAGCACCTTTGATATCTTTATAAAGTTGGCAACCTTTCTTTACGGCCGACACAGCCGCATTTGCCATTGCAAACAATGTTATTGGATCCATTCAACCACTTTGTTATAATTAGAATATTATGGTAAAGATGGCACGAACATATTGCATGTTCTGATGAATTCAAGTATACTAGATATTTATCCTCAAACTATTATGGAGTGAATTATGAGTATTATGGTATTAAAATTGACAAGCGGAGAAGACGTTCTAGGTGATGCAGAGATTATCCAAGGTGAATGGCATATTAAAAATCCTGTGGGCATTGCAGTTGTAAGAGGTAAAGATGGCCAACCAAATGTAGGACTTGCACCATTTCCGTTACATGCACCACAAAAGAAAGATTCGGCCATTGACATTTCGCCTGCAAGTGTAGTATACTCTTATGTGCCTGCACAAGAATTCATTGATAATTACAATCAAGTCTTTGGATCAGGTATTGTTCTTCCAACACCAAAACAAATTATTACAGGTTAATGACTAATTTCTACACTAACGTACAATGCTTTGGTAATTCTATTCTTTACCGAGGCATTATGGATGGCAAGAGAGTCAATCAAAGAATTGATTATCAGCCATCTCTTTATATCCCTTCACGCAAAACAGCCGGTTCTTTTAAGTCTCTTGATGGTACTCCATTAGACCGTAAAAAGTTTGATGACATTAGAGAGGCCAAAGAGTTCACTAAGAAGTATGATGGCATTCCAGGTACACCAAAAATCTATGGTAATACTCGTTATGAGTATGCCTTTATTGGTGAACAACACCAAGGCATGGTTGAATGGGATCAAGATAAGATTTCAATTGCAGTAATTGATATTGAGGTCGGTTCAGAGAATGGTTTCCCTGACCCATATCAAGCAAACGAACCAATCACTGCTATTTGCATCAAGTACGTTAATGGCACAACATTCGTTTTTGGTTGTGGTGATTATGAAGTTCAAGGCGATGAAGTTTATTTCAAATGTAAAGATGAATGGACTCTTTGCAAGAAATTCATCCAACAATGGTGTCACATGACACCTGATGTTCTGACTGGTTGGAATACAAAGTTCTTTGATATTCCATATTTGGTGAACCGTTTTCGCAAGATTCTAGGTGAAGATGAAACTAAACTTCTTTCTCCATGGAAATACATTGGTAGTCGTCAAACAACTATTAATGGCCGAACAATGAC